CCAACTCGTCCACGGTCCTGTCGAGGTTCCCCGCGAGTTGGCCCATGTCCCACTCAGGGACGTGGATTGAATTCTGATAATCTGCGACCCTTGCGAACTGGTGTTGTCGGTGTGGACCCACATATACCAAATGCCGTTGACTAGAAATGGTGGAGAAGGCCCTTTGAAGTCGGACGAGAGCTTTTGCACCTGCGTCATGGTGTGATAATCAGGGCTCGTCCAGACATAAAAGCCGGGGCCGGATGGCCCGAACTCAGTAAAGAAATAGAAGTCCCCAACGGTGCACCCGGTCATGCTGGACGTACAAATGATTCCCGCGCTGTTGCTCGCTCCAAGGATGATGTTCGAATGAGCGAGGGTGAATGTCACGCCGTCTGTTGCGGTGTACTCATCGATACCAGTGTCGTTATTCACGTACAGATGGTAAGTCCCACCTGAGTCTTTCACTACGTTAGGCTCTAGTCCCGGGGCGACCGTACCGTCCTGCCCAGCGCCTACGTAAGGAGTCCAGTTCATTCCGTCTGGACTCTCCGCATACCTCACGTAGCCGCCTGTGTCATACCACATTTTCCAGACAGGGGTGGTTACCCATGTAAGGACGACTGGCGAGCCTTCCACAATTACCGTTGGCTCCATGTTGATAGCTGAGTACGCTGGCGATGTTGATGTTGCTGCTCCCGGAAGGACCGCACCCACCTGCTTCCACACCCCGCGCCCGCTGGTGTAAACACTAGTTGTAAGCGGCGTCGTGCCGACCGCGACGGAGCCCGGAAATGTGCAGACCTGCGAGCTTCCTGAGCCCGTGCAGGTCATGGGCTGGTTTTTAACCTGAGTGTTCCAATCAACCTGCGCAAAGGCCGTTGTGACCAGAAGCCCGAAAAATAGCGAGAATGACAACAGTAGTTTTTTCATGGTTAGTACCTATAATCTGCAAGCGCCCAATCACCTACGAGCATGAGGGCCATTGCGGAAACCATCGTGATTGAGTTGCCGGACAGCGTGAAGTCCGGTCCGAGTTGAAGCCGTATACCATTGCGAACGAGTTTCAGCGAACCACTGACGGGCGTGTGTGTCAGTGTGAATGTCTGGTTGGTGCCGTCGGTCGTGCCTGAGGGAGTTTCGTTCTCAGCGAAACTGGCTGACCCGCCTGAACCACCAGACCCAGAGGTGGAACTATTGATACATACCATCCCCGTACCGTTCCAGATGTATAAAGCACCTGTATCCGTACAGAAATAGGGTTCACCTATATAGGTGCTCGTGGTGGGAAGCTCAGCTTGTGGCCCCCGCTTAAACTGAATTACATAACTTGTTGGCATTAAAATGGACCCCCATCCACTACCGCTGTACCGCTATCTGAACCTGAACCGTCAACAACTGGTGTAAACCCACTCGGCACGTCTTCAAAAGAGCCACCGTTTATAACCCCTGTACCAGTTGATAGAGCAATAGGTAATGCGCCCTCGTAGTACCACACACGAAACTCAAGCATTGATCTGTACACAAATCCCTTGGCTCCCTCTTCGTAAGGCATGTCCCAATCTTTTGTGGTGAGAACCTCAGCTACAGCGGTGGCGTCAGTGTCAGGCAGGTTACCAGCGAAAGACCCCAGAATCCTGCGTACAGCCTCAGCTAGTGCTCTGCTTGAGTAGTAGGAAGAGCCATAGCAATCAACTTGAAACAGCGCGTTACGAAAACCAACAGGGCCTTGAAAGTCGTATGTATCGGATGTGGCAACACGGCTCAGCACGATGCATGGGAGCGTGGCTCCCTTAGGCATGAGTATCCAATACGCGCCAGCGCCATTGGTCGTTGTTACCAGTGCAGATACACCAGCGTCTTGTAATATGAGTTGCGTTAAACCTTGTTCGACTGAAATATCTCTACCCCCGTTACGATGTTGCGTTATCTTCCCAGACCCATAGGTGCAGCTCAACCTGTTGCATATCTGGGTCGGACAGGCTTTCAATGTTCAGCGTTCGATTGCGTAGCAATATCTGCATTCCAGAGTTCACTGAATAAGTTTTGGGGTAGTGAATAATTACTTTGTAACTAGATATACCCACCCGCTGATCCGTTTTATCTGTTTCTTTACCTTTCCACTGTGCTACGTTCGCGTGGATGTTCTGAGCTACTATAGTGGGCGGATTAGGTGTACCATCTATATCTTGCCCTGCATTTGGGTCAATAAAAGTCACATAGCTGTTGAATGCTGATGAGGGCAGGTACCGCACATTTGTTGATAGCTTCTTAGGTTGCGACATTTACTTGGGTATCCTCATGCTACGGAAAGAGCCCAGCATCCGATTAAGCGTCATACCTATCTGGCTCGTGGGCTCTACTGAAATGATTTCCCGGATGTTCCAGAAATGATTAGCCAGAAACAGAATTGCCATCCGTAGTCGAGCTGGCACCTGTGTTGCGTCTGAGGGGTCATACCCTGCCCAATAGGTGATCTGTATACAGTCCTGTCTCATGTCGGTTAGCGGCCAAGTGGAGCCCACGTTCAGGCATATCTTGTCCATCTGGACTGTGTAGTTACTCGGGTCAAATGTCTGCAGGACGCCGTTCTGATCGTTGTACTGAACTGTGACCGCATTAGATGTGATTCCACCGGGCATTTGGGTCCCACCCGGAGATGTAATTGAGCTAATGCTTTGCACCAATACTGGACGGCGCACTAACTCAATTGAGTCCATCTGGGGGAACCCGAACCACCACCACGGGGTGATGTTGTAGGCATAGCTCAGTTGGTAGTTGAGAAAGTTGCGTGGGTCCTGTTGGTTAGGAAAAAAATCGTAAGTGAGCAGTACCTGTTCATTGAGACAAGCCTGTGCAGCCGTGGTCTCTACTTCATCAGTAGCAGCTTCAATGAACAACTCCAGTAGTGCATAGTCATCTGTCTCCACTTGCGGAGATGACCCGGAAACATACTGTTGAGGCACGTCAAAACGTCCGAAAGCACAGAGTTGCGCAACACTAACCACGGGTGCAGAGCGCGGGGTTATGATTTTCTCGTACATAGATTATTTCCGCCGATTCAGCTCAAGCTGCATCCGCAATAGCGCGGTATGGTTAGAGATACTTTTCTGCTGACAATCCATGCAGTTGGGGTCAACACATTCAACATTGGAGCAATCCAGACACTTGCCGTCTATGCAACCTTCACAGGCACACTCACAGGTAGGGGTAACTTCAGCCTTAAGCTCGATAGGTGTGTTCTTGAATGCGCTCAGGTCGAAAGAATTCTTGACTGCGGAGCCCGAACCAATGGCCGTAGCAAATTTATTGGTGACAGCCTCTTCAGCGTTCATCCATGTTTCTGTGTCCATCATTGCCAATACGTCTTCTTTAGCTGTTCCGGTTCTTGCAACGTAGATGTCAGCAATGCTGTCAGTGACCTTGGTTAGGGTGTCAGCCATCTTCAGCATGTCGTTAGAGTCACCAGCGGTCATACCCATGGCGTTGTGAATCATCAAAACACTTCCGCTGTTCATCGTGATGCTGTCACCCGCCATCGCGATAAGCGAAGCTGCTGAAGCCGCCATACCATCCACTACCACGTTGACTGGCTTGCCACACCCACGAAGGATGTTGTAAATTGCGACTCCGGCAAAAGCATCACCACCCGGACTATTTAGACGTAGGGTTATGTCTGAGTAATTGCCGTCAAGCGCCTCCGTAACCATCTGCGGAGTGATGCCGCCACCAAAGAAGTCTTCGCCAATGGCCGAGTACATGGTCAGGGTTAACGTCTTATCTGCCTTTGCAGCGTTGAAGAATCTGGAATTAGTTGCCATTTTGTTCCCTCTGTCTCTTATACACACTCTTACCCGAAGGGCAACATCCGACATAACACTTGAGACCCGAGTTCGGGTTGCAGTTGCGGATTAGATAGATGGGGTACATACTGTTTCTCCCATCACCATTGAAACTAACTTGGTGTGCTGTTCATCTAGCGTCATATCTTTGTAGGTAGTGCAATACTGCTCAGCGTCACCCTGTGAGCACATGAGTACGGTTGCTAAGAACTTAGCATCTAAGTCAGACTTTGCAGCCTTCCGCTCGACACGCTCTACCGCTGCACTAGCAAGCAGCTCAAGCCTCTTCTTACTTTTGTCAGGCTTCACTGGAACCTTGACGGGTGCTTTAGATGGCGGCGCGCTCGTACCATCCCCAGTACCCTCTGTATCTGCCTCATCCTCATCGCCAGCTTCAGTCGCTGGGTTAGGTTCAGTACCATCTTCAAGCTCAACCTCGGGCGGTTGCTGGCCGGGGATGAAGAATTCCTGTGTCTCGATATTGAAGATTACTGGGGTACCCGTGCCACCCGTGAGAAAGTCTCCACCCTCTACACTATCCATATCCTCAACAGCACGAGCTTCGTTGGGGGTCATTTGGAATGACTGAATCCTGATTTGATTGGTTTCAGCACGCTCTTTTGGCGAACCACGAAGAATGATGTCCGCACTGTGCTTGACGTACAGCTTTCCCCAGCTTTTGCGGTCAATCAAGTCACGGGTGATGGACTGCTCGATAGCTGTAGTCAGGGGGAGCAATGATGTGTTGAAGTATTCGTCAAGAAAAGCACTGGAGCTTGCATACGTGCTGGATGACTCACCTAGCCCCAGCTTAACGAGTAGTGGAGCCCCGCCCAAAAGTCTGACCACCTCCTGCTCATTCCACTTCCGGGACTCCAATAATTGCGATTCCTGCGCGTTAAAAGTCATCTTTTCCCACTTGCCACCCATGGGAATGACTGAGAACTTTCCTGCATTTTGTGACCCACTGAAGTTCTTTTTAAGCGTGTCTACAACGTTCTGCGCCTGCGGTTCAGTGATCTCAACTTCAGGTGGGAAAGAGATGAAGCCACCCATGCCCAAACCATTAGCAAAGTTGCGTCCAGCGGTCTCTTCAGCAGCCATTAGCACGCTCAGCGCCTCTTTGGCGAGTGCAATAATCGCCGTGCCCTCTACCCCATTACCTTCGATGTTGAGGTTAGTTACGTGCCATAGATCGGACTGCTTAAACTCTCTTACTGTTCCGTTACCATCTGTGTGTCTCCAAAGCAACTGCGGAATCTTCTGTGTCATGTCCCAGTGGGGGGACATATTCCAAGCATCGAGGGGGTTCAAGCCTATGATGGTTCCAGTTTGGTCAGTAATCTTCTGACAGAAGCAGTTACCCTTCATGATTAGCTGTGACGCTAGGAACCAGCGGAGCTGGTAACTGGTCTGCCATGCGTTTGGCGCGTCTTTTAGAATCGTATAGAGAGGGTTGTCTAGTGCTGGCTGGGTACGCTGCCGACCGCTTACAGTCTTAATCTCACGCAGGATGAGAGGCATCTTAGCGATGTCATTAGCCAGTGTCTTGACGCCAGACAGAAACGCTGCTACCCGCATAGCTGTGGTTCTGGTGACTACCTTACCAGCCGAGGCAGGAAATCCCAGGAGGGATTGCATTAGGTCAGCACTGGGAGAAGCAAGCGTACTTGCTCCATCATTTCGGAAACCAGTAAAGCCGGGGGGGTTGGGTAACCCAAGAGAGATTAAATCCATGTTACCTCAGTTGCCTGTGGGCAAGGTGATACCGCGAGACCATTGGGCCTCTACTGTAAAGGTTGAATATCTGTATAACGTTGAAGGTACTGAGTTACGCTCTCATCTCGCTGTGTCTCTTTTTGAGGGTCGTACCCATATAAAACCCGCTGGTTATTGAGTCTTAACCCAGCATCCATACCCAACCCAGCATCATGGAGCACTTTCTCCCAGTAGAATTGCTCATCGGTCTGGTTAGATTTCTGTTCCGGGGACCTACCACGGTAGATACGACGGGTAACACTAGCCTCTCTTAATATGTGACTAACCCGGCTCTGGGTAGTATGAAAGTGTTCCGCAATGGCGGATTGAAACATATCGGGGTGTGCATTAGCATACCTGACTACCATCTCGTGGTTAACTCTGCGTTTACGTCCTTTTTTCTTACTCATATTAGTTACTCGTGACGATAAAGAAAGATTTTTTGGGTTTAATAACGTTGTCTGGGTCAATTGAACGAGCTAACGCCATAATCAAAGCAGCACAACCATCTATCTTTTCCCTCTTGCGGTCACGGGCTGGCTTGATAAAGCCCGTGCCCTTTTGTGTGTGCCAGCGGAGATTGGACATCTGCCAGCGCATAACGGGGTTAGCGTCATGGGCAAATTCTCGCCGGAGTATCTTGCGCATTAACTCCTGACACGGCGCATTCATCTTTACTGCTGTTTGTGGGTAGTTAATAAACTTTTGCATGGGAAAGCCTGACTCCCCCAACATGCGGATAAGCTCAGACGACCATGCAGCGTCATAAGCAAGCTCCTTTAGGTCGTATAGCTTGTTAATCTCTGTGATCTGGTCTGCAATGTAGCGGGTATCAGTCAGATTGCCGGGGGTTAGTTCGATAAAGCCATCCCTAGACCACACATCGTATGGAACCTTGTCACGCTTAACACGGTCGCTTACGTTATCTTGGGGACACCAGAAGTACTCGAGGATGCACCACTTGTCAGTGGTGGTGAGTGGGGGGAAGATCAACACGAGGGCAGATGTGTCAATCTTTGGGGCTAAGTCAACACCCGCAAAACACGGGCGACCTTTTAGAGCGTTGATGGACTCTTGACGGAGCCGCTTGGGATCTGGGTGGGTAGTTAGGTCTTCCCTACAGCAAGCGTCCCAGCGTTCAATCTCAATTGCTGGGTCTGATACTTCGTCAGTCCAGATGTTCAGGCGATAACGTTTGTACTCACCCAGTGCCGTGGGCTTGCCTAGAGCCTCTTTGAACTGATTCTGTAGCGCGGAGAGGGGGAGAATTGAACCCAGAGAGGGGTTGGGCTTTACCCAGTTGCGCTCATCCTTGTGGTCATCTTTCTGGTCTAAGCTGAAGATGAACGGGCATACCTCATCATCTTCAACCATCCCATCAAGAATGCGCGTGCCATACTCGTGCTCACCCCAGCAAAGGGTTGACTTACCCGCTGAGGCACCCGCTGTGGTGATGCAGATGAGTAGGGGCTGCTTGCGAGTGTCCCCACCGTAACGCAAGATTGACCAGAGGTTATCTGTCAGCTTCCAACGGTGTAACTCATCCAGAATGGCGGCGGAGACGATAGCACCATCTTGACTATCAGACCCACGGGTCATGGGGCTCAGTCTGGAGTTGGTCTCAGGGACGTAAAGTGATAGAACCGGGGAGCTTCCATATTTGTTGACTATGGCTGACAGCTCGGGGTTCTTATCCCGCATGGCCACAGCTTCCATGAAGCACTCACGGGCTTGCTTCAAGGCTGTAGCAGCCACAAACACACGTCCAGATAGCTCACCATCGGCTATAAGGTGGTAGAGAGCTAAGGCAGCGGCTAACCCGGTCTTGCCATTTTTCTTGGCAATTTCGATATAGACCCGGCGAAAACGTCGGTAACCGTCTAGTCTCTTCCAGCCATAGATGATGGCTAAGCACATCTGCTGCCATGGCATCAGGGTTATGGGCTTGTCTTGTGCGGATGGGATACAGAAAGTCTGGCAGAAATCTATAACGTAGTTTGCTGCATCTGGATCAAAATAAATATCAGTGCGGTCTAAGTCTCGTAGGTGGCGTTGGATAGCCTTCTTAATCCAGCTACCAACCACCACTGACCCATCCATAACCCCGGATATATAGGAGTCCACCACCGGGTTTATGTTTACTGTCTTACTCATCAAATAAGTGCCTCCATACCTTAGTATCCAGTAGTCGTAATACTGAAAGTTACTGACAAACAATAAAAAGCCCCCTCGGTTAGGAGGGGGCTCTAGGGTTGGAGGAGATTAAGCGTTGGTGGTTAATAGCGAGACTGCCTCTTGTAACACGCACTTCTGGTCAGTTCTACGGTAGCCCAACACGATGGTCTGTCCGTTCAAGGCTGCAATCTGATCAAGCACCTTGACACGGATGTTGGAGTCGCCACGGTCACCGATAACCCATCCGGCGCTAAAGTCCCCGAACAGCACCGCACCTGTGGTTGCAGGGGAAGCGCTGTAAACTGGCATTACGCTGGAGAAGTTGACCGGGAACCCAAGCAAACGTGCCTGACCAGCAGGGTCATACGTGACAAAGTTCTGGAACTGGTTCAAAGCAATCTGGCTCTTGTAAAGGCGGTGGAATTCCTGACGGTTGAGCAAGAATGAAGCGTTTTGGTAGTACGCATTCCTAACGTTGGCGACCAAGTCGAGAATGTCGCTGATCGTCAAAGCTTCGGTGGCGAACGGGGTTGCACCATTCAGGTAGCCCAGCGGCTGGCCAGTACCAGTACCGTTGATAAACATTCCCTCTTCATAGTTGTACACAGCGCGATTGAGGTCGGCGGTGATGAACTGCGATAGAGCCTTTACGTCTTGCATCAATTCCCACGAAACAGCCACTTGGTCACCAGCCATATAAGCGGTCAAGGTTGTGGTTGCGAAAGTAGGAACGTTGGCTGCAAAAGCGTTGGTGCCCGAGTTGTTAGACTCAGCCTTCAAAGCAGCAACAGTCTTCGATGCCTGATAGGGCAACTTGATGTCCATCTCCGTGCTAATGACCTTGCTCAGCTTACGTGCTGATGCCTCGATCACTGCAAGGTTGGGGATGGAGGGGTCAGTCTGGCTAGGAACGAGGTAGCTACCATCAGCAGCCGTGCCACCTTCACCCAGTGCAGCGTTGGAGAAGTTGCGGGTAGAGAGTGACTTCCAGAACGCAGAGGCATACTCAGCCGTGCAGTTGGTGAAGTTACTCTTCTTAACAAATTCCGGTACCAGTACGGTGTTGGTGGGTTCCCCAACTTCGCGCTTGCCCTTGGCAATCATCTCAATGCGGGAGAGGTTAGTGTTAATGCTGTCAATCTCATTGGTAAAGGTCTTGAACTGCTCATCTTCCGTAGCAGTCAACTGTACCTTGGCTTCCGATGCGCGATTCAACATCTGCTCCTGTTGGTCGAGGAGGGCCTTTTTGCGAGCGTTGAGTTCCTGTGTTAATGCCATTTTTAGAAAATCCTGTTATTTAGGTGTTACCCTTTACGCTCATTGGAGCGAGATAGGTACATGGGTTGTTAAGGACTCAACGGAGCCGGGTGCAACCATCTATTAAGGGGTTAAATAGTTGTAATTGATATCTGTAATTCGGGGTGGTTACTGAACCTTATCATCCTGCTGAGAGGTGTTACGACGTTGCATAAACTTAGACAGAGATGACTCTTTAGGTTTATCCACACTCACCTTGCTACGATCAGCGGGCGACATGGCAAACTTAGCGCCAAGAGAGGTTAGCTGAGCCTGCTCACCAACCATGAGGGGTGGGTTATAAAATAATTTTGCTGTTAGCCTAACCAGACTAAGAAATAAAGTAGTGTCGGACTCGAACAAGACACCGGGTAGGGCTTGCTTGACTAGAATTTTCCAGACTATCTTCTCTTCCTTACTCAAGCACTTACTCAAATACCTTGGTGGGGTAACAGAGATGGGAGAGCCACCAGTGGGCTCATTCTCACGAGCACGCTGGGGGTTTTTCTGGAAGGCTCCTCTAGCGTCGAGGATTGCGGAAGGTGTTCTAGGACGAGCCAATGGGCACCTTCTTACGCAGAGTCTTCAGCAGCTCCATAACGAGAAACATCTCTTCATGGCTGATTAGGTCATCCATACGGATGGTGTTGCACGAGCCACAACACGGTACACAGTTACCCATAACGTATCCTTCGTGTGAATTCTTTCTGTCAATACCACCACCTGTTTCAGGTAATGCACCACTGCAATATGCACAAGTTGTGCCAGTGGTTAGGAGTGAGTAATCCTCAAAAGATAAAGCACACACAAGACCACGACGTCTGGCAGCCTTTTGTAATTGGCTATACCGCCCCCTTTGAGTCCTTGCGTATTTCATTCCACGCCTTCTACCCTGCTCCCTAGCTCTCTTACTGCGCTTTTTATCTGACTCATATCTACATTGTCGGCAAGCGTGTCCTTCACTCCCTGTTTTTGTCACATAGGAATAAGTGTTCTCTTGAGTCCGAGGGTGCCCGTGTCTACAGCTTGATGTGTCTCCCACTATTCGTGCCATAACTAAGGGTTAAAAAGTTGCAACTCGTAACTCGTTTGTTTTCAATAATTTCAAAACTTAAATTTTGTGGATATGTGTAGAATTGGTCGGCGTCGGGCAGCCGTCGAGAGCGGCTGCAAGATCACAACCCCATACGGGTCAACAACTTACGGGCGGGGACACCCCCACGGGGGC